ATCACTATCGAGAACGACGAGATGGGTTGGGGTTTAGATGCAAGTTTAGAATTAGAAAAAGATCTTGCCCTCGTGATGGACATACATCATCATTTGATTCGAGACGAAGAATACATACAACCCAATGACGACAGAGTGAAAAGAGTCATAGACAGTTGGCGTGGTGTTAGACCCAGTATGCACTATTCCTACTTTAGAGACGAAGCACTAGCAATGGCAGGATTGAAGCCCGAAGAAATGCACACAGGATTACACGACATGAAAGAGTTGTTGGCAAGAGGTGCCAAAAAACAAAAGTTGAGAGCACACTCTGATCTATTCCCTAATGTTGAAACAAATCAATGGGCATTAGGTTTCAGTGAGAACTTTGATATACAATGTGAAGCAAAAGGAAAAAACATGGCTTCTGAACAACTTCATCAGCAGTGGCTAAATACCCAGAATGAAGTTCAAAGAATTTGACCGTTGCCCAAGAACAAAAGCGTCATCCTGCCAGTGTGAATCCATAAACAGAATAAACGAGAACGAATCACAAGCAACAGCAGTCTGCCAACTCACACACAGTGAAAAAGTAAAAGGCAGTGTGGTAATGATGCAGAAATCAGGCACACCCACATTGATAATGTACAATATTTCCGGACTGCAACCGGGAGATCACGGGTTCCACATACACGAATTTGGTGACCTGAGCAGAGGTTGTGATTCAGCCGGATCACATTACAATCCAGACGAGGTGGACCATGGAGATCTAGAAAAAGGACACGTTGGAGATCTAGGTAACATCACAGCAGACGAGAATGGAATCGCCAAAGGCAAGATCGTTGCCAAGAGAGTGGATCTGTTAGGAGAAAGATCCGTGGTTGGTAGATCCATAGTTGTCCACTCGGACGCAGACGACCTGGGCAAGGGTGGTGATGCCGAATCATTGAAAACTGGTAATGCTGGTGACAGGTTGGCCTGCGGAGTCATTGTTCTTTCCAAATAAATCTTTTATAATATAAAGCATGAGAAAGCAATCAAAAGTTCCGGGGGATTGTGGTTACAACAAATCTTTCAAATACAAAATCCGTTTGGGGGATTATGGCGTTGACGGAGAATGCATAGAATGGTGCAGTGCCAACTGCAGGCACAGATGGGGATGGTCATTTGAGCATAAAAAAGACTATAGTGAATTCCTGCACAACTACGAAGAGCAAGAAGCAATTATGAGTTTTGAGAACAAGAAAGAAGCCTTCCTGTTTTGGTTTATTAACCTTAAACACTTTTCAAATACAAAATACAAAGTTGAATGGTAGATAATTACTTGCATGAAACCATTTGAAATAACAGACAAAGCAAAGAAACAAATTGAAAATTTGCTAGAGAAGAACACGGGCAAGTACGCCGTGAGCCTGGCAGTGCTGGGTGGTGGTTGTGCAGGATTCAAGTATGAGTGGGGATTCGCTGACACCAAGGAAAATGTCGCTGAAGGCGATCACATGGAGGACTGGGGAACTGGTAGATTTGTCGTGGATGAGACTTCCTTATTGTATGTCATGGGCACAAAGATAGACTGGATCGAGGAGACCTTTGGATCACAGTTCGAGATATCCAATCCCAATTCAACTTCCGCATGCGGATGTGGTGAATCGTTTGGCATTTAATGGACACTGCATTCATAATAGGCAATGGTGAATCGAGGAAAATATTTCCATTAGAGCAACTCAAAGACAAAGGACAAATAATTGGGTGCAATGCGATATATCGAGATCATCCAGAACTCTGCCACAAAATAGTCTGCGTTTCTCCCGAGATGTACGAAGAAGTCGAGCAGTGGAAAGACAAGAACAATAGCACAACGCACATCATCGGCCCCGATGATATCTCATCATGGAATTTCGTTTTGGACGACGATGACCCTGCGCATGTTCCCAAAGGACTAAAATTGTACAGGACATGGCAAGGTGGTGACGCAAAGCGTGGCATCTACAAATACAGAGATTTCACAGAAAGCAAGGGCTCGGGATGCAGTGCGGTGTTGCATGCCGCGGAGCAGGGCTTCAGAAACATTTTCATAATTGGGTTTGACATATTAGGAGCAAGACAATGGGAGAAAGACGATCAATCCATGTCCAGGATACAAAACAACATGTACAAAAATACCAGGAACTATCCTTCAAGAGTCAGCATGAAAGCATATCTCAAATACGAATGGTTCTATCATCTCACACAGACGATCAGAAAATTCAAGAACAGTAACTTTTATTTCATCAACCGCATGGAATATATCACAAATAACTTGATGTTGCCACACTATTTCGCGTATGGTGGAGAAAATGTCAAAGCAGGTATCTATGCCGACCTCAAGCAATGGATCGACGGCAGACCCGATCAGATAAAATGGCTACTTTTTCACAACAATATGATCAGGCGACAGAGTTGAGTTGCCAATTTTTTCATTACTGCTGGCGTCAATCTTGTATATGTTCCGCATCCTGACCCCAACCTTTTGGGCATATTTTTTTGTGTCACACACAGAACAGACATGTTTGTAGTCGTTGGAGGCCCTGACAGGATCGACCTTCGATCTCGGTCTCAAAAACGTGGATCCACAGCAGTCACAGTTGAAAACATAAATGCTGTTTTTCCTTTTGAACGTGTGATAAGTGCCTAACTTGCTTTGGCGTTGGTGCAATCTAATAGTTTTCCAGGTTTCTAGGAACATGACAGTTGTAAAATATTTAATAAATACATAAAATTTATATATGACCAGATTAACAATAGACACAGGAACAGCAGGAAACACAGCCACCGGAGACTCGATTAGAGGTGCTTTTGCTAAAACAAACTCTAACTTTGAGGAACTGTTTGCCGCCGTGGCAAATTCGGGACTGGGAGGTTTGTTGACCACTCCTTTCACAAATGGCGACCTGAGAATACAACCAAATGGAACCGGATCAATAGAGTTGGATCAACTCAAAATCGATAGTACAACAATCAGTTCTATAGCCACAAATCAGGACATAACAATCACACCAAATGGCACAGGTGACATCAATCTTGGACAAATAACAGTGCAGGACAATAAAATTACAACCAACACTACCAACTCAAATCTACAGATCGACGCGTCGGGCACAGGTGCTGTTGAAATCCTTACACAAAAGGTAATCATGTCTAACCTACCAACCTCGGCGGCTGGTCTAGCCACAGGCCAACTTTATAATGATAGTGGCACATTGAAGATAGCGTAATGACCCAGGAAACACTAAACGTAGGTATAACAGCGAACGACGGAACCGGCGATACATTTAGGGTAGCCGGACAAAAGATAAACAACAATTTTGAAGAATTGTACACTGACTTTACTAGTCTGTTGTCGGACGGCATAGGCTTTAATAGAAACAATATTTTTGGTAAGAGAAGCAATGAAAACATCAATCTTGTGCCGGCCGGCACAGGACAGATATCAGTGCAGAATAGTTTGTTGATCGACAACACCATCGAGTTGAAGGACAATAAAATTTCTACTTCTTCCGACGACATTGAACTCACAGCAAACGGTTCCGGCTCATTGAGGATCAACAGCGTGGATGTCAAACAAAATCAAATCAGCACATCGATCTCTAACAGCGATCTAGAACTGTCGAGCAACGGCACAGGAAAAGTTTTTATCAATAGGTTTGAACTGCCCAGCGTGGACAACGGTCTGATACAAGCAGTGAAAACCGATGGATCAAGAGTGTTGGGATTTGTAGACATCGACTATCTTTTTGACCATACAGTGTTGGAAGATGGCACGGCCACTTTGTCTTCCAGTTCTGCGGCAAACGTAGACACATTTGACAGCACGGTCTACAGGAGCACCAGGTATGTGCTCAGTATAGCCGACGCGACAAACTCCAGATACGAAATAACCGAGGTAGTGGTTACGCATGACGGATCGGGTTCCGCTTACATGAACCAGTATGTCAACATCACCAATCATACCCAATCACTATTGACGTTTTCCGCAGACGTGGACTCGGGCAACGTAAGGCTAAGAGCGGTGCCTGTATCGAGTGACTCTACCGTGGTAAAATTTTTAGCAAGGAGGCAGGAGGTATAAATGGCAAGGCAATCGATCGATATCGGCAGTAACGCAAATGACGGAACGGGCGACACATTACGTGCCGCCATGAGCAAGACAGAAGGCAACTTCGTAGAACTTTATGGCGTCACCTTGGACAACGAAATCACTATTTCCGACAACAACATAGTCGCCAACAGGAGCAATGACAATATCAATATAATACCAGCGGGTACCGGAGTGGTCACAGTACCAGAACTGACCATAGACAACAATATCAACATCACTGACAACGTGATCAGAACCACTCAGTCTAATTCGGATCTAGAATTAGATGTAGCCGGCAGTGGAAGTGTCAAGATAGATTCGATCAAGATCAAAGACAACACAATATCCACATTCGAATCCAACGCCGACTTAGAATTATCGGCCAATGGTTCGGGCACCGTTATGTTGAACGGTTTGAAATTTCCAACGTCGGATGGTACGGTGGGTCAAGTGCTCAGAACCGACGGGGTGGGCAATCTCAGTTTTGCGACTGTGGCAACTGGATCATTCACACACATCAGTAACACCGACGGAACTGCGTCGCTAACCGGGTCTGCGATAGCCAACCTTGACAGTTTCAGCGCATCCACTTATAGGTCAGCGAAATACAGCGTGTCGATGTTTGACACAACCAACGCCAGATCAGGACTTACTGACATTTTCGTCACACATGATGGCTCAAACGCCTACATCACCAGCACAGGAATAACAAGCACAGGCACAGACATGGCAACTTTCACCGCTGACATCAACTCCGGAGACGTAAGGATCAGAGCGGTTTTGGCAAGCGGCGATGGCACTGTTTTTAAATTTTCAAAAGTGCTATTTTTGGCTTAGGAAATTACATTAGGTTTATAAAAATTACGATAAATAACAACGATGGCAAGACAAAATATCAACATTGGAACCAATGCAAACGACGGAACAGGTGATCCGTTACGAACCGCATTTGACAAAATCAACGATAACTTCGTTGAGTTATACGGAACTACAGCGGAGGCCAATGATCTATTAGATGACGACACTCCTCAATTGGGTGGAAATCTTGACGTCAACGGACAAAGAATTATTACCGCTAGATCAAACGAAGACATTGTTTTAGATGCTAACGGAACCGGAGAGGTTGTTGTAGAAGGTGACGCAAGAGTCAAAGGTGACCTGTACGCCCAAGGCAGAATCTATCTGGGCAACGAGGCGTCAGACATTACCCAAGTGACGGGAAAACTAGAAGTCGATGAACTTCAATTCAATAATTCCAACATCAACGGACTTGTTACCAACGGCGATATCACGATCAATCCAAACGGAACTGGAAACATTGTGCTCAACAAGGCAACAACTGTGGCGACACAATTAACAGTTGACTCGAATATCAGAATCAGAGATAACAAAATCGAAGCAATCGCATCCAACTCGGACATAGAAATTTCAGCGTCGGGAACAGGATCGGTCACGTTAAAGTCCAGCGTCACAACGCTAGGACAAACTGTAACTGGCAACATTGAACAAACCGGTAACAATTTCATCACAGGCCTATTACAGGTATCTGGATCAACAGAAATAGACAATATTCAAATTGATGGCTCCTCAATAACAAACCTAAACACCAACGGTGACCTAACCATATCCGGCAACGGATCAGGATCGGTTGTTATCAACGATGCCGACATCGGCGGAGGAGAAATCGACGGCACGACAATTGGTGCCAACAGTGCTTCAACCGGAGCATTCACCACAATCACAGCAACAACATCAGCGGCCATCGATGGAGTAACAATATCTGACAACAAAGTTTCCGCAAATGCCTCAAACGCAGATTTAGAATTAGACGGTAATGGCACAGGACAAACCAAAATATTGGCCAACGCCACAGTTGCAGGAACGTTGAACACGGCAGATATTACCACGACCGGAAATCAAACCATCTCTGGATCACTGACAACAGGTACTCTTAACATTGGCGATCTTAACATCAACGCAGATGGCAAGATCTCAACAGACACAAATGGAAACATAGACCTAGACCCGTCAGGAACAGGCGCTATCAACCTAACAGGACCTACAAATATAACTGGCACTGCCACAGTGACCGGGCAGTTGAATGTGGACAACCTTAGATTAGATGCAAACACCTTATCAGCAACATCGGGCGGTATCACAATATCACCTGCCGAAGGACAGAACGTCGCGGTTGGCGGAACCAACGTGAAACTTACT